CTCTCCCGTTGCGCTACCATTACGAATAGTAAACGCAGCGGCTGCAGCGGCGTTCACTAGAACCCCCTGCAACCTACCTCGTGATGGGCCTACAAGTGCAGCACTGTCGCTTGCTGCAAAGTTAAACGCGCGAACCTCTTGTCCAGCCATAGCCTAGTCCTTTTTCTTTGGGGGACGGCCACGCTTCTTTTTAACAGGTTTCTCTTCCCAAGCCTCATTCACATCAGGTGTGGAAGGGTCGTCTGCTTTAAGCGTACCGTCATCATTTCGAGCGCGAACGGGAGTAGTCCTGATAGGAGACCCATCAGGATATAGTCCACGCCGTGCGAGTTCTTCGGCAGAGGGTGCTTTAAACCTACTCATAACCTAACTCCTTATGCTGCGGCGATTGTGGCACCTGTATCAGAACGCTTCCAGTTCGTTCCGTCAGAGAAGGCCAAAATTGCTGCACCTGCTGCGCCGTTAGAAACATAGACAATAGTACCTGCACCTGCATCAGAGGCTGATGGGGCGCTTGCAACTGTGTATGTCGGAACAACGATGTCGCCAATGAAACCAGCGGTTGAGGTCACTGGACCTGAAAATGTAGTAGAAGCCATTTTAGTACCCTTTGCATAAGGATTCGCTTTGTAGTCTATGCAACGTCAGGAGGGCGGTAACCTGTCTACAAAGCTGATGTTTGCCCTAGTAAAGACAGAATACACTAGGTTTAAACAAAAAGAAAGAGGCGATCCGAAGACCGCCCCTAACTGTAGAAAGTTCAGTTGAACTTATGCACCGGGCGAACCGTACATCCCAAGCGGATCGGATACACCGAAAGAATAACGCTCACGCGCTTTGTAGCGCACGTTACCTGTATCGAAGTCACCGTCCATAGATGTCTGCATAGCAGTACGCACAAAGTGCTTCATGCCGTTTGGAACATCTGTAGTCAGGAAGAAGGCGTCTGCGTCAGTCAGGTAGTGGTTGACGCGGTAACCTTCAGGGATCGAACCATTAGTGTTGATAGCATTAATGTCGTTATCCGCTGTACCTACACGCAGTTCAGTCTGGAGCAAACGAGTCGCAACAAACATCAACGCAGGTGGAACGATGAGCTTGCGTGGGCGAGCGGCGATCAACAAGCCACGTTCATCAGTGAACGCTGCAATGTCAATTACTGCTTGCTCAAGCGAGGTTTCGTTCAAGTCTGCAGCAACTGCAGGGCGGTTAGCGTTGTTGCCACCTTCCACCGTGCTGTGTGTTGTTGAGAACAGTGTAGTGCCATCACCAGAGTTGAATGTGGTGAAGCCTGTGTTCAACAACGAAGCTGCTTTAACCTGCTTGGTGTACGCCATGGCGCGAGCCAAGGCTTTGGTGTAACGTGCAGACAATGAATCGTACAAGTTATCTTCCATCGCTTCTTCAGTGATGGAGAAACCCATGCCAACAGTCTCGTGGTTGTAACGAGCTGTAAACGATTCTTGAGCATTATCATAAGAGATAGCGGAGCCTTCAGCCTTAACTGGGGCTGCTCCAAATCCTGATAATTTTACTTCTTCCTCAAAACTACGTTCTGAGTTTTCAGTCTCATAGATTTCTGCATGTTCGTTTTCGTACTTGCCGTACTCAAGCCCAAAGAGAGCGTTGAGACCGGGCAATAGCTCTTTAAGGAGCTGGGCGCGTGAAATAGCCATTAGTTAGCCTCCTTACAAGCCAACAGCATTTGTCATGCTGCTATAACCGGGGTTGAATTTAACCAACAGATCGGGGAACGCATCGCCAATTGGAGATACGGCACTTACGATACGGAAGGCGGCGGTTGTTGTGACAGTGGTAGCGTCTACTGCAGAAGTTGAGTTACCTGTTGTGGTAGAACCAGTAGAGGTAGACTGCGCTGCTGCAAAGAACGTGTTTGCACCAATGTCAGATTGATCCATCGCACCATCGGCTTGTACTTGAAACAGTACGTTTGGATCGTCAACAACATAGGCTTTGATAGCATCACCATTGGACGTACCAGATGGGTAATACTGAGCCTGAACCAATTGGCCCGAGGAGTTGACATATTCACAACCAACGAACACACCAAGAGAACCCGTTAGGGTTGTACCTGTTGGGAACGCATTTGTGGTTCCATCGGCACCTGTCGCTGTTGACAGGGCGATATACCCATCGGCTCCAATGTGAACAACTTGCCCGTAGAACAGGTTAGTCGCTTCACCAGCGGGGTCGATGAGAAACTGGGACGTTGCCCCAGCATATGGCATTCCGTCCGCACGTTTGACAGGACGTAGGCCATAGGGAGCTGCTGTAGTAGCCATCTCTCTTACTCCTAATTTAAGTTAGACAAGCTCCCACTTCAGGTCACTTGCCGAATGATGATCGCGTTGACCGCTCTGGGTCTAGTACGGGCATGCGCGGATCGGAATTACGCAAGTAGCTATTGTCCACAGCACTCATCTGGTTATGGGCCTGATCGAGCTGGGCCTCACGGCGAGCTTGCACATTTTCGGTTGAGTTCTGACAAAGCAGTAATCCACCGACCTCTATGTTGTCTGTGAATCGAGACTCGATATCAGACACAACTTGAAGGGTTGGATGATCTTCTGAACGAACGGGTGTCCATCCCTCACGAAATTTAGAAGAGACGTTGGTGTTATCATTTTTCCCAAGAGTAGAAGTGCGAATCCAGCGGTACTCAATACCGGGTCTAGGTTCGGGGGTTGGTAACATTGATGGTCTCTGCCATGACACCTTGCGTTGACCCGACTCGCGGGTCTCTGTAGTGCGTGAGTTCCTATTCGACATTATTTCATTTCCTTCATCAATTGCGCCGCATATTGTTCATTTGACAGACCAAGTCTCTTGGCGAGAGAAACCTGCGTTGAGGTCAGTTGCACTTTGCGTGGTCTTTTACCGCTACGAGCGGCAGGGGCGACTACGTTACCCGCTTGGCGTTGAGGTGCATATTCCTCAATATTCTCATTGCCAAACTTATCTGGAAACACGCGGCGAACCGCATTGTCTATCTCACTGTAGTATTGATCGGAGCGCGGATCAATACCGCTTTTCACAAGCTTTTCATGTAGGCCGTAAGCATAGCCAGTCATTTCAGGGTCTTGCTCGAACCAAGTATTACGCTGCGCCCAATCCATAGCGCGTTGATCGGGTTTACGCGGTTGAGCAGCAGGTGCCTGATATTGTGGTTCAGGTGCTTTCTGTCGAACTGGTTGAGGCTTGTAGTTATCGTAACGAACTTTCTCGTTTTGAAGGACGTTAAGCTGCTCTTGAGCGACAAGTAAGGCGTCAGGGTCACCTGCTTCGTAGGCGACCTTAAAAGCGGCTTTAGCCTTATCCAGCTCGGCGGTAACACGCCCCTTAGCTTGATTGACAAGGACGCCTTCACCCTCTGAAAGGGTCTTGCGTAGCTGTTCGTTCTCAGCCTTTACTTGTTGGGCATACCGTAAGGCTTCTTCTTGAAGGTTCTGAGCCTCAAGGCGTCGACGCTCTTCTTCCTTCTTTTCCCAAGTCATTTTCTTTATGCGCTTCTGAACCCCATCGCTATAGGACTTCAGCTCATCATCATCAACTTCAGACGAGTTTAACTCTTCTGAAGTTCTTGGTCTGCCTTTATGTTCTTCGGGCAAATCATCGACAACTTCGATTTCAAATCCGCTATCGCTATTAGACTCTGAGTCGGTTAAAGCTTCGGCGACTGTTTCGTCTTCAAAATCTGTTTTTTCTGCTAGTTGGTTCATGCTCTTGCGTACCCCCGTGGATCATCGACAACTGCCTCTACAGTGTCATCATTAATTAAACGAAACTCTTTCCCATAAACCTTGAATCGAGTGCCAGAATACGAGCGGAAGATTACGAAATCCCCCTTCTTGCAGTACGGTCCATGTGGAAATTTAGATTCATCTGCGTAGGCGTCAGCGCCTAGCTCCATGACAAAACCAATAATAGATGCAGTCTCTTCTGCGGAACGCATTCCGTCAGGCATTATGACCCCACCTTCGGTCTTCTCACTTGTTTCGGGTACACCAATAAGGATTTTGTATCCTTGTGGCTTCGGTAGTTTAGAGGCCACCTTTTCCTCTGTCTTCTTATTTCCTGTATACATATCTCTTCCTGCAGTGATTAAAGGTTCACAGATACCTTAGCGTGGACCACCCACGAACTCTCCCTAATCAGAACTGTATATATAAAAGTTCTAGCTTTCAATATATCTTTTTTCTATTTCGTGCAAATCTTGCCGAATAAACTGCAAAGACTCGTGCCTGCCCACCAAGCGGTTATACATTGAAATGTCCTCGACCTGACCAGAAGCAAGGTAGTTCTTTATATCTTCCTCGTACTCTCCGATTTTGCGCTCTAACAAAGCGAATACACTATCACTCATTACCTTTCGTAAGCTCCCTTGCTATTTCTATCCCTAATTTAGCGCCTTCTCTCTGGTCACTGCGTTGTGAATTATCAAGGTCAGTTGCGAGCTTGACACCCAAACGAGCGCCCTCCCTTTGGTTCTCGGCAGAAATTCTTTCAGCTTGAATTTGTGCATTTGAACTTTTCGCCATCGCATCAAGCTGAAGCTTCTGAGTGTCCATAGAGATTTTATGCTCAAGCTCGCGCTGCTTCATCTGCATCTCCATCTGTTGCATTTGGACAACTGGGTCTTGCTGCTGCTGTTGTATCTGCTGCTGCTGCGCTTCCATCTGATCTTTTTGGAGGAGCTTCTCAGCGGCATCCTTAGCGAGCCTAGAGATTTGAACCTCTACATCTTCTGGCAAAGGCTGATCTTCATTGGGCATCTCAACACCAAGCATCTTCTCAATCTCACGACGATACTGGAACGCAACGTGTTCTGTGATGTGAGCAGACATAGCTTGACCAATTGCTTGAGCAAACGGGGACTGACCAATCATCTCCCGCATTTTTGGGTCTTGCATCGCTGCCATGTGGACGGCGATATGTGCCTCGTGGTCCTGATACTTGAAGGCTTTGACAGGCTCTTGCTTGAGCAGCATCATGTTCTCTGTCACAGGATCAGACGGTTTGATATCATCTGGCAGCTTAATGATATCCCCAGCGTCCTGAATACCCAGAACCTCAAGCATCTGTCGGTGTAGCTTGCCCAAGTCGTAGAGCTGTGGAGCCTGCTGAGATAGCTGTAGGGCTGCCTGATACTGCATGATCCGCTGGGACATCGTCGCAGCGTTGGGGTCAGACACAGGTATAACGTCTACACGAGAGTCAAAATCCCTCTGACGATCAAAGTCACCGTCCATCTCGTAAGCATACTCTGATGGCATGTAGTCACGGATGATGCTAGATAAGAGACGAAGTTCTTTCTTCATGGCTGCATGCATACGCGCCTGAACGCCAGACATAACTTTCATGGATCGTTCCATCAAAGCGAGGGTAGACCCCACTGGTGCCTGAGCATTCATGTCACCTACTTGAATGTCCGCAACTGAACCAATGCGTCTTCCCTCTTCGACAATGTTTCCCAATAAAGAGTAGAGAACACTCGATGGTTCCTTGTAAGGGATGAACGTAATTGAATCCCGAATAGCACCACCCGGAACGTCAACGTCCCTGAACTCACCCGGCATAAGCGGCGTGTCGTCCCCTTTAATGCGGAGACCCCTAGCTTTAAGACCAGCAGGCAGATTCGATAATGTACCAGCATCAACAAGCTGGCGAAGAATCGAAGTGGCAGACTTGGCGAGACCACCGATGAGATGAATAAGGCCCGTGCCATAAAAACCCAACCCCGGCAAATACTTATAATGGACAAAGTGTAGTCGTTTCTTTTTCTTAGCATCGTCTTCGTACCAGTTCCTTCTGATAGCAAGTATCTCCCTAGAAGACTTGTCTATGGTAATAACATAGGGGCGAGCGATGCCGTCTGGATCATCAAACTCTTCTGGCATGTTCATGGTTACATGCATCTCAAGAATTGTGTGACGGTCGTCATCCTCAATGACAGCACTCTCCCCATCGAGTTCGTCGTATTTTTCCTGAATGTCAGAAAAGTCTGGCTCTGGAGCAGGGAGGTCAACATCACGATACATCCCGGCAACCTGTAACTCCAAGATTTCATTAGATGTTTTCTTCATGAAGTGGGTGTAGCGTGGACATGATGCCAAGTCAGATGCACCGTATGACGCTACAAAGTCTTCTGCAGGAACAAACATAGATACTGGGCGATCCTCTAGCGGATCGTAATATACCTTTTTAAATGCAGAGCCAGCGAGTGGGAGCTTAAACAACATCTGCTCTGTCTCATCACGGTACTCAGTCATCTCTTCTGTGAGGAGGTAGTTCATTTCTGTCTGAATGCGATCAGCTTGATCTAGCTTCTCAGGGGTCATTTTGCCCATGATCTTAGTACGACAAGGGCCAGATGCAGGGAAAAGCTCCCCCATAGCCTGCGCTTGGAAGCGTACAACCGCTTCAGTTAGTACCGGGTGGAACACACCGGATGCACCCTGCCATGGTTGACTGCGATCTTCGATCTTCATGCCTAGCAAATCCAAGCCTTTGACGTAGGCTCTTGCCCAATCACGGCGTGATTCACGGTCTGAATCAAAGTCTTCTACAAGTTCTGACGCCATACTTTGAAGAGTGGCCTCATCGATAAGTTCAGCAAGGTTTTCGTCATGATTTCCCCCCATGACCTCATCTGAGATGCCGCCTTCAAAATCTATGATGACCCCACCGTCACCTGTATCGATAGATATTGCTTCTGGATTTACAACTTCGACTTCAATTTCTTCGGCCTCTGTTCCTTCGATCTCAAAATCGGAAGGTTCCATTTGCTTCTCTATAGCCATAACTTGCTCCTAGTAGTACTCAACTGGTCTTCGGTATTTTGGCTCGTCATCCCAGTCATCTGATTCAGCTCTCACCCAGCCGCCTTGTCTAAACCTTAGCAGAGCTTGAGTGGTCGAGTCCACTAAGTCGTCATGATCCCCAGAGGGGAATGACGCGCACTCCTCGATCACTTCTTCTGCCCATCTGGTAGGTGGATACCATATTGAACCACTTGCAAACAAGTCTGTTACTGCATTTACCCTAGCAATCTTGTCTTGACCCCTAGATGGAGTGAACTCAGTAACAGGTATTCCCATAGCTCTAAGTTCAAATATGAGGGGCGCACCAGACGCTTTTTTCTCCACGATCATTTGATCTGGCTCGAA